AATTACTGCACCTTCAGATCAAAGATTAAAAGAAGATATACAAGATGATACTGCTGGTTTAAGTTTTATTAATGATTTAAGACCTGTAACTTATAGATGGAGAAAAGAAAAAGATATACCAGAAGAATTAAGAACTCATGTTGCTGGTTCTGAAAAACGATATAATAATGATAAAGTCAATCATGGATTTATTGCACAAGAAGTAAAACAAGCAATAGACAATCACCCAGAATTAAAAGACGGTTTTGATATGTGGCAAGAAGAAGATACTTTAGATGGTAGACAAAGAATAGCAGAGGGTGCATTAATACCTATGTTAGTTAAAGCAATACAAGAATTATCAGCAAGAGTAGAGGAATTAGAAAATGAGTAGTATTATAAAAGTAGATACAATCCAGGACCAATCAGGTAATAATATTATCAACGAATCTAGTAACACAATTACTATTGGTAAATCTGGTGATACGGTTAATGTTGTAGGGACATTACAAAATAATGGTTCGGGTGTAGAGGTAGATAGTGTAACTTTCAAAGAGGGTGGAACAAATTTTACAAACAGTTTACTAGTAGGTACAAGTACAACAGGCACTTTATCTTCTGCTGATGGGAATACTGGAGTTGGCACAGGGGTTTTAGCTGCTCTAACATCTGGAGATAACAATGTTGCTGTTGGTTTAAATGCTTTAAATGCAAACACGACAGCAGGTACTAACACTGCTGTAGGAACTTGTTCGTTAGGTACTAATAGCACAGGTTCATTGAATACAGCAGTTGGAGGAAACTCTTTAAGATTTAATACAACAGGTCAACAAAACGCATCGTTTGGTGTTAATGCTTTAGAGTCTAATACTGAAGGCGATAATAATACAGCAGTTGGTGTAAGTGCTTTGGGTGTAAATACAACAGCAGGGTGCAACACAGCAGTTGGACATAATGCTTTAGCGGCTAATACAACAGGTGGAAGCACTGTAGCCGTTGGTGATAGAGCTTTAAAATCACAAACTACAGGAGATTCAAATATAGCAGTAGGGGAAAGAGCTGGTTGTGGTTTAACTACAGCTAATGGAAATATTTTAATTGGTCAAGGTATCGGTCAAGCAGCAATAACAGGTGGTTGTAATGTTGGAGTTGCTTATCAAGGTTATGTTAGTTTAACATCTGGTGGCTGTAACGTAGCAATGGGCTATAGAGCTTTGTACAGTCAAACAACAGCTAGTGAAAATGTTGCAATTGGTAATCAAGCTATGTTTTCAAATACAACAGGCGCTTGTAATACAGCTGTTGGTACTTGTGCTTTAAGAAATAACGAAACAGGTGCTGGAAACACAGCAATGGGTTTTTGCTCTTTAAGAGCAAGTACGACAGGAGATGATAATACTGCATTAGGTTTTTGTGCATTAAGAAGTAACACAACAGCATCAGACAATACAGCAGTTGGTAGAAAATCACTTCAATCTAATACAACAGGTGACATGAATGCAGCAGTTGGTCTTAATGCTTTATTTTCAAATACTACAGGGGCATGTAATGTTGCAGTTGGAGTATCAGCTTTAGAAACAAATTCAACAGCAAATCACAACACTGCTATTGGTCATGAAGCATTAAAAGATAATACAACAGGTTGTTTTAACCAAGCTATAGGTAGCTTTGCTTTAGCAAATAATACAGAAGGTTGTCAAAACGTTGCTATGGGTATGAATGCATTAATTGCCAATACTACAGGAGATAATAATGTTGGAATAGGAAGACTTGCTTTAACAGCTAATCTAACAGCAGACAACAATACGGCAGTTGGTATGAGTGCTTTATGTTCTAATACAACAGGAGCTGGAAATGTAGCAGTTGGAAAAGATGCTAACGATTCAAATACAACAGGTGCTAATAACGTAGCGGTAGGTCTAGATGCTTTACAAGCTAACACAACAGGTGGTAACAATACAGCTTTAGGTAAAGATGCTTTAGCAGCTAACACTACGGCTGGAGGTAATGTAGCTGTTGGTACTTTAGCTTCAATGCTTACTACAACAGGTCATTCAAATTCTTCTGTTGGATTTTGTGCACAATACAATGTATCAACAGGATGTTGTAATACATCAATAGGTTATAAGGCTGGGTGCAATACTACTACAGGAGATAACAATGCTTCTTTAGGACATACGGCTATGCCATCATCTTTTGATGCTGATAATCAAATTACTTTAGGAAATGCAGACAATAATAATTTAAGATGTGCTGATACATCTATTTCAACATTATCTGATTTAAGAGATAAAACAAATGTTGAAAATATACCTCATGGGTTAGATTTTATAAATGCTTTACGACCTGTAAAATTTGATTGGAATGCAAGAGATGGAAGTAGAGTAGGTAAAAAAGATTATGGATTTATTGCTCAGGAATTAGATCAAGTAGAACAAGATTTTGATAGTGCAGAATACACAAGATTAGTACACAAAGATAATGATGAAGCATGGGAAGCCGATCCAATGAAAACTTATCCAATTTTAATTAAAGCAATACAAGAATTATCAGAAGAAAATAAAGACTTGAAATCTAGAATAGAAGCGTTAGAAAGTAATTAAAATAACAGAAAGAGAGAAGAGAATGTTAAATACATATGTCGTTGAAGGCGGTGTAGGTAAATGTACTGCATTTACTGCATTAATCCCTAAACTAAGAAAAAAATCAGAGGTGCAAATATACACACCTTACGTTGATTGTTTTGCAGGTAATCCTGATGTTAAACTTGCATTGGAGCAAACAATACCTTTGCAAGACCCTAGAATAATGGCGTCTGATAATATATTTTATTGTGAGCCATACAAATCAAATTTTCAATTTGGTAAACAACACATTATTGAAAGTTACTGTGAACATCACGGTGTAGATTTTAATAGATCCATGACCGGTAAACTTTATACAGATCAACATAAAGCATCTGTTACTAAATGGTTAGGTGATAATAATATTGGTAAATATATTATGATTCAATTATCTGGTGGTCAATCTAAATGGAACTATGGAGAAAATGTTCAATATCAAAACATCAATCCAAATAGAAACTACCAACCATTTCTTGCTCAACAATTAGTTAATATGTTACTTGAAGAGTATAAAGATACAACTATTATTAATTGTGTTCTACCTAATGAACCACATTATCAAGGTACAATTAGATGTGATTTACACTGGGCCCAAATCCATGAAATGTTAAAAGGAGCTGAAGGATTCGTTAGTATTGATAGTTGTCTACAACACTTTTCACCATCAGCTAAAGCTTATGGAGTTGTCATTTGGGGTTCAACAAGGTGGACTCAATTTGGTTATTCTCACAATAAAAATCTACATTTTCACATGAGAGATAAGTGGGATGAGGCTAAATTTAATGATAGTGACCCAAGAAATAATATGGTAGAACCCAAGTTAGTTATTGATAATTTTAAGAAAATTGATAAACTTAAGCCCGTTGCATGCGCAACAATATAATCACGGAGGATAAACTATGTCAGACGAAGTAAAAACAGCAGAAGAAATTGCACAAGATTACACAGCTATGGGTCATTCTGTAGATCTAATCAATGGTATCATTGATGGTTCTAAAATGAGTGAAGAAGAAGCAGCTGAAAGACAAGATTGTGTGGATAGAAATGTTGAACATTTAGAACTTATGGTTGCTAAAGATTACTGGACATCAGAAGATATGACTGCAGTTAATGCGGCTATCACTGCTGGTAAATCATATACAGCAAGCTAGGAGTCTAAATGATTACAATCGACGATAAAAAGTACGATGAAACTAAGCTTTCAGATGACGGGAAAGTTGCGCTACAAAATATCCAAGTACTAACTCAAGAACAAAGTAATTTAAAAGTAACATTTACTAATAACGAAATTTTAATGAAACATTACTTAGATATTTTAAAATCTAATTTACCCGAAGAGTTAAAAGAAGAAACTAAATGAGTGAAGTAAAAGTAAATAAACTTAGCCCAAGATCAGGCACAACATTAACTATTGGTGATTCTGGTGATACTATTACAATTCCTGCAGGCGCAACTTTTACAAATTCAGGAACTACTTCAGCAATCACAATCTCTGGAGCATTAAGTGTAGATGGTGGCACAATAAAATTAGATGGTAATTATCCAACAGGAACGGCTAATGTTGCTTTAGGAGATACTGCGTTGGATGATGGTTCTTTATCTGGTGCATCAAATACAGCTATTGGTGCAAGTGCTTTATCCGCTAATACATCTGGTGCATCAAATACAGCAATAGGATGTGGTACTTTATTATCTAATACAACAGCAAGTAACAATACAGCATTAGGAAAAAGTTCTTTAAAAGATAATACAACAGGTTCTTCTAATACTGGTGTTGGTTATCAAGCTTTAGAAAATAATACAACTGGTACTGAAAATATTGCAATAGGTAAAGATGCTTTATATAATAATACAACAGCTTTTCATAATATAGGAATAGGTGCAGCATCTTTATATGTAAACACTACTGGTTCTAGGAATATTGGAATTGGGAAGGATTCTTTACAACAAAATACTACAGCAAATGATAATACATCAGTTGGTCATCAATCTATGATTTCTAACACAACAGGAACTGCAAACACAGTATTAGGAAAAGAAGCATTAAATGCTAACACAACAGCATCTTGTAATACAGCAGTTGGAGCTAGTGCTGCAAAATGTACTACAACAGGATGTCAAAATACAGCTGTTGGACAACAAGCTCTTTTTACTAATACAACAGGAGATAATAATACAGCTTTAGGAAGAGCTGCTTTACTTTTAAACGAAACAGCAGATAATAATACAGCAGTTGGTTGGTATGCGTTGGGTGCAAATACGACAGGAACAGCTAACACAGCAGTAGGAACATACGCTTTATGTGCTAACACAACTAATGAAAATACAGGAATTGGTTTTAAGGCTTTATGTGCTAATACAACAGGAGATGATAACGTAGCAGTAGGAGCATACGCTTTAGACGCTAATACAGAAGGTGATTATAATGTTGCAGTCGGCATGGATGCTTTATCAATAGCAACAACAGCAAATAATAACACAGCTGTTGGTTATAATGCGGCTAGAAATACTACAACAGGTGGAAATAACGTAGCTTTAGGATTCTGTGCTTTAAGATCTAATACAGAAGGAACAAATAATGTTGCAATTGGTCCTTCAACTTTAGATGCAAATACAACAGGTGGAGACAACGTAGCTATAGGAAAAGAAGCAGCTACTGGAAACACTACAGGAGTAAAAAATGTATCAATAGGTTTTGCTTCTGCGGGTTGCAACACAACAGGTTCTTGCAATACGGCAGTAGGACAAGAAAGTTTATTATGCAACACAACAGGAAATCAAAACACAGCATTTGGTCATCATGCATTAAGACAAGTAACAGGATCTGAAAATACAGGTGTTGGTATGAATACAATGTCTGGTTCAGTGGTAACAGGAAGTGGAAATGCTGCGTTTGGTTATTCAAATATGACAAGTCTTACATCAGGTTCTGCAAATGTATCCGCAGGTAATTCTAGTTCTCCAGCATTAACAACAGGTTCAGACAATTCAACATTTGGTGCAAACTCTGGTATATCTTTAACAACAGGAAGTAATAATCTTTTATTAGGTCATGATGCTGGTCGTGCTGGTTCTCCTGGTGGACAGATAGATACTGAAAGTAATGTAGTTGTTCTTGGAGATGAAAATATTACTGATCTTTTTTGTGCTGATACATCTATTTCATCATCTGACCAAAGAGATAAAACTGATATAGAAGATTTTACTCACGGTTTAGATTTTGTTACAAAATTAAAACCTAAAACTTACAAATGGGATAAAAGAGCATGGTATATTTCAGAAAATAAAACAACAGAAAATTTATTAAATACAACACCAGATGGCTCAAGAAAAAAATCTAAAGTTCATATTGGTTTTATGGCTCAAGATGTTCTAACTTTAGAAAAAGAAATAGGTTTTGCTAATAATAGAGATGATATGTTAGTTGTAAATCAAACCGAAGATGAAACACAATATGGTCTTAAATATGAAAGATTAGTACCTGTATTAGTCAATGCAATAAAAGAATTAAAAGCAGAAATAGACGAACTGAAAAAGGGGTAAGCTATGAGTTTAGGATTTGATGCAATATCCGCGTTACCTTTTGCTGCTACAGGATTAGATAATAATGTAAATGTAAACGTATCAGCTAACCAATTAACTATCACAATTGGTAGTGTAGGTATTATCGCAGATTCAGTCGTAGAAAATTTAACTGGAAATCAAGTTACATTAGGTACAGGTACTTTAAGTATTACCGGTACAGCTAATGTCGGTCCTCTTACAGGATCTCAAGTATCACTAGGTTTAGGGACTTTTGTGGTTACAGCAGATGCTAATACATCTGTAACAGGAAACGCATTGACGTTAGCCACAGGAAATGTTACAGTAACAGGTACTGCAAATGTACTACCTACAGGTTCAAATTTAACAGTAAATTCAGGAGAACCTGGAGTAATTACGTGGAACGATATAATACCAGGAGCAAACATGGTTTGGACACCAATCAAACCTTACTAAAATTATGGCATCAACATTTTCAACAGATTTATCATTAGAACTAGTCACTACAGGTGAAAAGGCTGGTCTATGGGGAACTATTACAAATACTAATTTACAATTATTACAAACAGCAGCTTCAGGGTATGTAGAAGTAACTTTAAGTTCTGGTACAACTACATTAAGTTTGGCCGACGGATCGGCGAGCGCGAATGGTAAAAACCTTTACATTAAACTTACTGGTACTTTATCTGGTAATGCTAGTTTAGCAATGCCTGCATCTACAACAGGTGGAAATGCAAACAGAGTATTTTTTGTAGAGGATGGAACTACTAGAGGTGGTGCCGGTGACAGTTATACAGTAACTTTACTTACAACAGGTCAAAGTGCAGGTACACAAGTACCTCTTCCAGAAGGTGCAAAAGTTTTAGTTTATTCTAGAGGTAGCGTTCCTGCTACTACATTATCAATGATGGAAAAAGGATTTACAACAGTAACTGCAGCTAGCAAAACTTCATACACAGCAGTAGCTGGAGATCAAATTGGAGTGGACACAGTTGCTAACCAAGTAACAATAACACTACCAGCATCACCTTCAACAGGTGATGAAGTAACTATAATGGATGTATCGGCATCAAATGGTTTTGCAACAAACAAATGTATTGTAGGTAGAAACGGATCAAATATTCAAGGTGGTACATCTGATTTAGATTTAACTGCAAACAATCAATGTGTAACTTTAATATTTACTACTGCCACAAAAGGCTGGCAAATAAAAACTAACAGTACATCATAGGAATAAAGGATGCTTACGAAAATTAAGTTTGCTCCTGGTATAGACAAGCAAGACACTGCTGTTGGAGCCGAAGGCCGTTGGGTTGATTCAGATAACGTAAGATTTAGATATGGCCTTCCAGAAAAAGTAGGGGGATGGCAGTCATTACTCAACGAATCTATCGTTGGTGTTGCTCGTAAACAACACGCATTTGTAGATAAAGAAGGTAATAGATACGTTGCAATAGGAACAGATAAGTTTTTACTTATTTATTTTGAAGGACAATTACATGATATTACTCCCATAAAAGCTACACTTTCAAGTGTTGTAATGTCTTGTCAGGATGCAACCAAAGAAGTATCTTTAACATTTTCTTCAGCACATAATCTACAATCAGGTGATATTATTTTATTAGATAATGTATCAGTTCCAAGTCCAGGTACAACAGGTTTAACTGATGCTGCATTCGAAGATAAATTATTTCAAGTAACAAGAGTTACATCAAACTTAATTGCAATTGTAACAGGAACACAAACTACAACCGGCGCTGCAGGTGGAGGAGCATGTGATGTAATTCCTTATGAACCTGTTGGTCCTGCCGCACAATCTTATGGTTATGGTTGGGGTATTGGTCAATATGGTGGAACTGTACAAGGATCTGTTACAACAACTTTAAACGGTGCTTTACTTGCAGACACAAATGGTACAGGTGGATCGGGGACCGTTATCAATGTTACATCAAACTCTGGTTTTCCAACAACAGGAACTATTGCAGTAGGTGATGAATTAATTACATATACAGGAAAAGGTACAAATACTTTAACAGGTATTACTAGAGGTGCTTTTGGAACTGCAACTTTTGGAACTTCAAATGGTCAAGCTCACTCAAGTGGTGCAACAGTAACTAATGCTACTGAATGGGGAGGATGGGGTGATGCGGTTGATGCTGGAACAATTACACTAGAACCTGGACTTTGGTCGTTAAGTAATTTTGGTGATGTATTGGTTGCAACTATTGCAAATGGTAAAACTTTTACGTGGAACGCGGATATTACAGCAAGACTAACAACAAGAGCATCCACATCTACATCTGGATTTTCTACATCAGCTAATCCAACAGCAACAAGAGTAACTTTAATTTCACCAACCACACGTCACTTAATTCATTTAGGAACCGAAACTACAATTGGAACTCCAACAACTCAAGATGATATGTTTATAAGATTTTCTGAAGACGAAAATATTAATTCATATACACCTCAAGCAACTAATACTGCTGGTACACAAAGAATACAAGATGGTACAAAAATTATGGGAGCGTTAGTTGCAAAAGAAAATATTCTAATATGGACTGATAACGCACTATACACAATGAAATTTGTAGGTGCGCCTTTTACTTTTGGATTTGAACAAGTTGGTACTAACTGTGGATTAATTGGTAAAAACGCAGCAATTGAAATTGATGGTGTTGCTTATTGGATGGGGAACAATGGTTTCTTTTCTTTTGATGGTACTGTTAATACATTACCTTGTTCAGTTGAAGATTATATTTATGATGATATTGATACAACAAAAGGACAACAAGTTTGTGCAGGTATTAATAATCTATTTACAGAAGTAACTTGGTGGTATCCAACAAGTGGATCTGATTTTAATAACAGATATGTAGTTTATAACTATGGTCAAAACAATGCACGATTACCTATGGGTAATTGGTATACGGGTGTTAATACAAACTCTATTAGAACTACTTGGATTGATTCATTAGTATATCCAAATCCTTACGCTACTGCATATAACAGTTCTAATGATGGTACTTTTCCTGTAGTTATTGGTCAAGATGGTTTGGGTCAAAGTGTATTTTTCGAACATGAAACGGGGACCGATCAGGTTAACCCTGATGGTAGTGTAACTGCTCTAACTTCTTTTATTAAATCATTTAGCTTTTCTTTACAACCAGATCAGGCAGAAGTTTTTTTAGCGATGAGAAGATTTTTACCTAACTTTAAAGTTTTAACAGGTAATAACCAAGTTACATTATCTATAAAAGATTATCCTTCAGATGATGATCAACAAACTGCATTAAGTCCTTTTACAATTGATTCATCAACTTTAAAAGTTGACACCAGAGCAAGAGGTAGATATGCAAATATAAAAATAGAAAATACTGGTGTGGGTGAGTCTTGGAGATTTGGTACATTTCAAGTAGATTTACAACCAGATGGAAGGAGAGGATAATGACAAAAGTAGTAGTAAGATTACCAGAACCTAAAAGAGAATATAGTGAGGATAACCAAAGACAAATTAACAGAGCGTTAAATACAATTATTGAACAATTAAACTCTACATATTTAACACAACAAAAAGAAGACCAAGAACGATTTACTTGGTTAGGACTCGGCTAATGGCAAATATATACAAAAATGATAAAGTAAGTTTAACGAACACAGACGTTACAACTTTGTATACTGTACCAAGTAATTCACGTGCTATTGTAAAATCTATTTTAGTAGCAGAAGATGCAGGAAGTGCAGCAGTAATTAAAGCAACATTAACAAATGCAACAGGAACAGCTTTTGTAATTGATAATAATGTAAGTTTAAGTGCTAATGAAAAAGAACAAATTTTGACTGAACCTTTAATTATGTTAGAAAGTGAAATATTAAAAGTACAAGCAACTAGTGGTGCGGTAGATGTTATTGCATCAATATTAGAAATAAACAGGGAGGACAGATAATGCCGTTTATAGAGACAGAAGCTTCTGTTAGGTATGAAACAATTAATGGTAAAAGAGTACCAGTAATTACACCTAA